GCGGCTGTCAGCCCCCTATTGAGTTTTATGGAATCACCGCACATTGAATACGGTGAAGATAAGAAATGCCCCCTGTCTTTCTTCAAGGATGAGTTTTCTGCCTACTGCATGAAGGAAGGTAAATCGAGAACGATCAACTCTGATATTTGGGCGGGTCCTTTCGGAGAGCGTGGCATCAGTGTAGAAAAACTCAAAGAAGATGAGCTTAGCTTGTATACGAGGTGCGGCATCACACAGCAGCAGCCTAAAACGGGTACAGAACATAGGAACTCTATGTGGGTTATCGGTCTCGATATCGTAAATGTGACTCCTCAAGAAGTGGCACCACAGCAGCAAGTGCACACGGAGTCTTCGATCTCTACGCAGACGATAGTTGACACAGACGGACAGGAATTAGATGATTAAAATGTTTACTTAATATATGGGTTTATTCAACGAGTTTGAAAAAAATAATACTTCTTCGCCTACTGCCCAAAACCTGATACGACAGGCCCCTTATCTCACGAACCGCGAAAAAAATAGTCTACGAGCCAATGCGACTCGATTAAAACAAAACAACATACAAGCACGAATACAGAGAATGGTCGGTAACAAGTTGAAAGCGGCCAATCTTTCGAAAATGAAGATATCACCTCTACAATTGGGCGTCTTTAACGGTATGGTTAACGTAGATGCCAAGGCCGGTAATTACGCTGTAAACGTTACGGAACTTCTTTATAAAAAGCCTATTAAGAGGCGTCCCATCGCACGCGGATCCGATTTTGAAATTGAAGTGAGTGCGATCAAGCTGTTATATGGACGTATGCAAATAGGAGCTAAGCACACGTTTACGGTTGCACCTAACAAGAATGCCAAAAATAGGCATAAATACTTCGCCGCACAAATCGACGGTTTCACGTACCTAGGGGGTAAGAAGCAGAAATTACTTGTGAAGATATATACCAATGGAAAGATGCAAGTAGCCGGTGGCATCATCGACAACAACTCGAGGCAACCGGAGATGATTCGTAAGTTTATCGTCGATAACTATGCATCAAAGTATACGTTTTTATACAATCCCATTCGTTACTATGCTCTCGTGGGTACGTTTCAAGTCCAAGGTGCTATTAATCTTACCAAGGTTGCACAGGCTTTCGCTAAGTCTCGCAACGTGGAGTACGAACCCGAGCTTAGACCCGCGCTAAAGATGACATATTATGGTAACAATTTCCAGCTACGAACCCGAGCTTAGACCCGCGCTAAAGATGACATATTATGGTAACAATTTCCAGCTTTTTACTTCCGGTAAGATACAGGTTCTAGGTGCTAGGACTGTCAAGGGTTTACACGATGCCTATAACCCCATAGGATATGATCTTGTGAAGACGATGTGGATTATGGGTATGATAAAACCGAGTATGAACATACCCACGGCGGTCGTCAAGAAAACAACTCGCCCGAAAAATAAGGCTGCTACGCTTACCAATAAGAATACCAATATTAAGTATCTTAACGGTCAGAACGCTATAAAGGTAGGTCCGCGTAAGTGTCTCACCGTCGCTCGCCCGAAACTCGTCGCAGTCGCAGAGAAGATGGGTATTGTCGACATCACGAGTAAGACGACAAAGCCCGCTATTTGCGAAAAAATCAAGGACCGTGCGTTCGGTACATTCAAGGTTGGTAACAAACCTTGCCGCGCGTATAAGAAAGAGGAGCTCGTACAAATAGCTATCGCTCGAGGTGTGAGTGTGGATGACAGTGACACCGTGGATACATTGTGTAAAAAGCTCCAACTGCCTAAGGCTGCACCCCCCAAGAGAAGAGGTAGAAAGCCTAAGGTGGTGGCACCCGCTTCGAGGACTGCGAATATCGCGAAGAAATTAAACAAGCGTCGTCTCACTAACAAGGCTATTAAGGAGGATATCAAGGAATTATACGGTAAGCGCTGGCTGAAGAAGTATAAGAACGTGATGCCTTCTTTAAATTCTGACGTCGCGGATATGAAAAAGGTGATCAACGCTCTCAGCCTCAAAAAGAACAAGAAAAATGGATTACCTTTCAAGACTAACGTGAATAAAGTCAAGCGTGATACGGTGCGCACGTGGAAATTCCAGAGACAGAAGCAGTTAAACAACAAGTTAAACAACCTCAACAATAACCTCGCCGCCGAACTCGAAGGTATGATGAACGTAGCTACACCCCCTAAAAAGAACTCACCCAAGGGACTCAATCGCTTCCCCAAGGGAACGAAGGTGGAACAATTATAAAGAATAGATGACATGTAGATACATGGACGATAGTAGACAACTCTTTGTTGATCACGTCAAAACATTATACAGACATGATGAGTTTCGTATAGACGAAGAAAATCCACGTTGGGACAAACGTATATACGAAACACTTCTCGATAGCATTTTTTATACTATTTGTGCGTACATACGAAGGGAACGCGACACCGATAAAGAATGGGGAATGGGTACTCTCGAGCGAGAGTTTTTATGTTCAAGTGAATTTATGGACGCAAATGATGAACGCAAGTGGATAGACGAAAATAGAAAGATGCTGGATGACACATGGTTAGTCGTTTATATTTTTGACAATGTAACACGAATGACACCTGGGTCACATCGACGCGCGTTATTGTATATGCTTAACATCTTATATTTTGATTTATAACTTTATGTGGTTCGGCTATTTGTTTTAAGAGTGCCACATGATATTCAAAATCGTATGGCTTAAATTTTTCCTTGATCTCATCGGATAAAGCATACCCTTGGTTCCTCCGCGAAACGCCAGTACACACCGCCATTCGAACTAATCGTAAAAATTGATCCTCCAACATGATAAACACCTTCATTTGATCCGGGTGCATACCATCGTATTTCATTTTTTCGTACGTACGCTTCGAAGCGCCTGCGGAAACATGAAAAAACTTAGTTTTGTATCCAAGTACACCGACTTCCTCGCCCTGATTTTGACTCGCGTTGTGTAATATGATAAATAATGCAACGAGAAACAGGAACGTTATCATCTGTTAGTACCCAACATATTAAATACGTCATTAATTTTGTGGATAATCTTAAATAGGTCATCCTTCGTTTCACATGAAGTAGCGTCGATCACTTCAAATTCCATCTGATACGACATAGGATCCTCTGAGTCCATGTCATGACTATCACCGGATACGATCGTCATATCGATAGACACATTTTTACGAATAAACGACACGCGCTTCTTAGTCTTCTTTTTATCCATATCGCGATCAGTGTCCTCGGGGAGTGGAATCTCCTTGGAAATGCTGAATCGGATATCAAAGGGTACATTTCCCAAGTGCTTTAGATCATGGTTCTTGATTCGATCTTTCTGGACAATAACTTCATCGCCAGTGGCCGAGTCTACGGATATGCGTACACCGTCACTGCTGCGATAAAATACTTCCTCTTCGGATGCGATAATACGATCCCACCCTGTGTATTTGGAAAGTCCGCGCATGATATAATCGTGTGCAGATTTACCAATATTCGTATCGAACATTGTACCGTTGAACTTTCCAAGTCGGAATTCTAACTCGATATATTCTTCATCTTTGTATTGGTCAACAAGAGGAAAAACAGTGTCGGTAAGGGAATGAACGTTCATTTTACAGTCTTATTTTGGGAGAAATCTTTAAGTTACTTAGGTGTGATTAATCAAGCTCTTCAATTTCGGGACCGGTGGCCGCCTTGGGCTCCGCCTCGGTTTTTGGCTTGGAAATAATGGGGTCAACAAAGTCTCTAAACTCTTTCTGCATGTGTTCAATTTCATCAAGTTCCGCGGATCTGTTATTATCTATCCATGAGACGGTCTCGGTGACCTTCTCTTCGACGATCTTCTTGTCATCATCGCTCAATTGATCTATCATACTCTTCACCCCGAAGACGTTCGCTTCGAATGCGTTGATGGCTTCAACCTTTTTACGATACTTGTCATCTTCTTCCTTGTATTTCTCGGCGTCGTTCACCATACGCTCAATGTCATCCTTCGAGAGACGCCCCTTGTCATTGGTGATCACAATCTTTTCCGATTTCCCGGACGCTTTATCCTCGGCGCTCACGTTAAGAATTCCATTTGCGTCAATGTCGAACGTCACTGTAATTTGTGGGACGCCTCGGGGTGCGGGAGTAATACCGTTCAAATCGAACTTTCCTAGAAGATGGTTGTCAGCCGCGCGTGCGCGCTCACCTTCGTATACTTGAACATGGACTGAGGGTTGGTTGTCGGAATACGTGGAGAACACCTGTTCCTTCTTAGTCGGAATGGTGGTATTTCTATCGACGAGATTGGTCATTACTCCTCCAGCGGTTTCAATACCCATAGATACAGGTGTCACATCGAGAAGTAGTAAATCTTGTACAGCATTATCAGTCACTCCCGAAAGGATGGCGGCTTGCACAGCTGCACCGTACGCGACCGCTTCATCGGGGTTAATAGACTTGTTGAGTTCTTTACCGTTGAAATACTCAGACAACATCTGTTGAATCTTGGGAATGCGCGTGGATCCACCGACGAGAACGATCTCTTGGACCATCGACTTATCCATCTTCGCATCTTTAATGACTCTCTCCACGGGTTCCATACATTTTCTGAATAGGTCCGAGTTAAGCTCTTCGAATCGTGCACGCGTGATGGACGTGTAGAAATCAATGCCTTCATAGAGCGAATCAATTTCGATCGCTGATTGAGTCGTGGAGGATAGGGTTCGTTTGGCACGTTCACAAGCAGTCCTCAGTCGTCGCAGAGCCCTTGGATTATCAGAGATGTCCTTTTTGTGCTTACGTTTGAACTCTTGCGACAGGTGTTGAAGTAGACGCGCGTCGAAATCTTCACCACCTAGGTGAGTATCACCCGCCGTAGCCTTCACTTCAAAAATACCGCCTTCGATGTTAAGAAGCGACACGTCAAACGTACCACCACCGAGATCAAAAATCAAGACATTCTTATCTTCGTCCTTGTTTTTATCTAAGCCGTATGCGATGGCGGCGGCAGTGGGTTCGTTGATGATACGAAGGCAATTCAAACCCGCGATCGCTGCGGCATCTTTCGTGGCCTGTCGCTGAGAATCGTTAAAATAAGCGGGAACGGTGACGACCGCATCCTTCACTCCCGTTCCGATGTACATCTCAGCAATCTCTTTCATCTTGGTAAGTACCATAGACGAAATCTCTTCAGGTTCGAAACGCTTCGTCTCTCCTTTGAAATCGACCTCGATAGAAGGCTTATCGGCCATTCCTGAAACTACCTTGAAAGGCCAGCTCTTAATATCTTCTTGCACCTTCGACTCCGAAAACTTACGACCAATGAGTCGCTTTGCGTCGAAAACTGTATTCTTAGGATTCATCGCGGTCTGATTTTTTGCAGCATCCCCTATGAGGCGCTCGGAATCGGTAAACGCCACGTACGAGGGGGTCGTTCTATTACCCTGGTCATTCGCAATAATTTCAACTCTATCGTTTTGCCAAACACCGACGCATGAATACGTCGTTCCAAGATCAATACCAATAGCTTTAGACATTTTGTACTAATAGTGTGTGTCAAATCTCTAATTAAAGTTTTCTTTCGAAGTAAAGAAATGAGAGGTCTCATAAATGAGGGAACTTCGTGCTATTTTAATACCGCTATACAATGCTTATTTAACCTTCCACAAGTTTCGGAATACTTCTTAAGAAATTCATACAAGGGTGAGGGAGCGTGTATGTTTACCACGCTTTTCCAAATCTTCGTTCAGAAATACTGGTCAAACGATAAGACCCCACTCAATCTAGAATCACTCTTATTCGCGTTTCAAAGAAAGTTTCCCCGATTTAAAACCGATGAGCAGCACGATGTACAAGAAGCTATACTATGCATCATAGATATACTCGAACAGCATCAGCCTATTATTAAAGAGTGGTTCTATGGTAAAAAAGTTCAGGAAACTATTTGGCCTACCGGAAAATCAGTGAATGAAGAGGACTTTAGCATTCATTTAATGACTTCCAAAGGTTCGGATATAGGAGAGATGCTTCAAACGAGTACGAGCTGGAACGTTCTAGAAGATTTTGTAGACAACGAAGGTGTAAAACATAACGCAGCTTCTACACGTATGTTATTTTCGAAGCTTCCACCCGTACTTATGCTTTCATTCGACGTAAAAAATCATATTAAAATTATTCACGAACTAATTCTCGACGGCCACGTCTATAAACTCACCGCGTGTGCTATGCACGTAGGTCATCAACACGACGGACATTACGTAAGTTTTGCAAGACAGCGGAAACGCTGGTTCTTTCTTAATGATGAATTCGTGAAAGAACAGTTTCCACCCGATATGGGAAGTTATTACTTTATGGTTTACAATCTAGAAAGTCGACCATAGCAATATCTTCCCGAATATTCACGAGCGTTCTGTAGAATGTTCTTCTGCTATTGGGAAACGTCTTGTCCGAGCGGAGTGCGACAGGTTTCCACCACATTGGAGAATCCTGGAACATATACTGACACTCGATAATCGCGTCTTCTTTCAACCATTCTCGCGCTTTGAGAGGAACCCATTCATCACGGAGTTCAGACTCAAATACCAATTTACCCCTTTCTTGCACATGTAATCTCCACACATCACCCCTTCTTTTTAGTTGGAAGTCGATCGTATTTTTGTCTCGAGGCTTCCATTTAAACATAGTTTCATGAGTACCAGTTTTCACAGTGTCATTAATAGGTGTAAAAATAAGGCCATCGATTTCTTGTTGCACCGTGGGTAGATACTTATCCATAAACTCTTCAAAATCGGACATCAAGTGGAAGGTTTTCAGGGCCAGTTTCACGGGGTCATACTTGAGACTCATGAGCATCTTTTTAAATTTTTCCATATGATCAAGGCGGGTAAGGAAATCCTGATCTCCAATGATCTTCCCACAACTCATAAGCATATCATACATCATAAATGTATCACCATACATCTCACCCTCGACGATCGTGCCATCATACACGAGTTTCCGAAAGTTCAACGGACAATCGAACATCTCCAACGCGCGATTCACAAAAATCGTCTTCTTCTTGTTGTCAAACATGAACGCGAGCATCATAAAACGAACCCCGTCCGTCTTTTCACATACGACATACGGACTGGACTTCAGAATGTCAAAATGGCGATATTCAATGGAGATCGGCTGACTGCCTGGAAAGATACCTTTACCCTTCGTGTTCCAGTGATGCTCCATGAAATCAAGCGTGTATTTGTAAAGGGGATCTTCACGCTTTACAGATAAACGTTGCATTATACGTATGTTTTTGGTTTAATCTTTAATTAGCTTTAACACCCGCCGAGTTAACAATGTTTCCGATACACTCGTGGGGGTATGTAAATGTGAGACGGGCACCGGTGAACGCAACAACCTTGACCCCGGATTCTTTGAAATTTTCAAACATTGCATCCGACTTAGGACTGATTTTTAACTTTCCGGTTCTGCGACACCTGATATATTTGAGGGTGGGTTTACATAACATAAACCAGGATCGTGCAGAGCTTGTCTTTACCGTATACACATTCTCCGAAACTTGGTTCCCGATCTCAGTATCAAAGTTAAGACCCATCTGATGTGTGGGCTCTGATGATGCCCGTGAAACCTTATCCTTGAACACGTCCCAATCAATACCCTCTGTCACACCCGGAAAGACCATAACGTGATAATCATCGCGATTACTTACAACGTGGGAGACAGATGCGTCGTCTACTTGAATACCAAAATCGATAAAGAAAATACGGTCGGTGTCCTTGATATACTTTTGAATCGCGTCAGCTTTCGCATAAGGATCGTCATTCACGAACACAATCTGGTTTTGTACATCCTTTTGTATACACTGAATATTCATACGAAGAATTGTATGGAGTGTTTTTACATGACACGACCCACTCCGAGTGACGACAATAGTAGTGACCTTCATTGAATATGTTAAGAGCTTAAGCCTTAAGCCTATCATTTAAACATCCCGAGAACGGTAAATTGCCCACATGTCCTAATGTAGTATTACAATCCGCGTAAATTTTACCTCCCATCTGTTGCCACCGACGACAAAAGGCATAATCCTCTGACAAGTAACGCTTACTTTCGGGATCGATCATACAATCAAAAAGTGCACAATATTCATCAAAATCCCTGTTTTGGTGATCGTTTTTACAGTTCAGTTCCGGATAATGTTCGTGCATTTTAGTCAGGGCTTCACGGGAAATCATCATAAAACCAGTAGGTCCATCCAATACCTCGACGAATCCGTTCACGACTGAACGTCTCGTGGCACCGATATTCGCTACGAGACTCGAGGACAGAAGGGCCATATTACGCTCGTCTCCATTCTCGACGGCTTCTCGAGCCTGGTCCCACATGACGACCTTTTTCGGATACACGGCGACGGAAACTTCGTGACCAGATCTTAAAAGACGCAATACAGACTGCGCATCAAACTCGACGTCGGCATCTATAAACATAAAATAGTCTGCATCCGTTTTTTGCATAAATCTACCAATGGACACATTTCTTGCCCGATGAACGAGACTTTCATTTTCAGTTGTATCAAGCATTAATTGCACACCTTCGCGCATCAAGAGCATCTGAAGATTAACGATACTCTTCATGTACTTTTCGAGGCATAAACCCCCATAACATGGAGTACTGAGAAAGAGTTTAACCATACTAGTTTCTATTACAAATTATTCCTCTAAGTGTCGTTTTGTGATAGTCACAATCTTATTAAGTGTAGGAACAGACACTGAACATTTTTGGCATATCTCGTTTTTAGTGATTCGTGATTTGAGAACCATAAAAATAACCGCCGTAGCTACGCTATTTGGAGATTTACTCATGAGTTCAACACAACTCTCCAGTTTTTGACACATTTTGTTACACGCCAAACGCTCTTCACGCGTAATATCGAATGAATTAAGAAGTCTCGACATGACGTCAAATGGCTTCGTCACGTAATTCTTCTCCGTCTTTTCATTGTCGATAGTTTCAGTAAAAATACTCGTCGTACGACTGATATCCTTACATTGAATACCAAACATATCCGCCACATCCTTCGTCGTGCGAGGTACGTTCGCGATTCTACATGCGTATAAAACGCAGTTGGCTTTGATGCCAGATCGCACGGCTCCTCGAGTGAGTTTACCCTCGTTGAACTTTTTGTATAACGTCTTAGCATCTCTCAAGATACTCTCCGGTAAATCGACGCACGCCTCGTCAATATCTCGATATGCATGATAGAGAGATCTATCTTTGTGATTCATAGAGTTATGAAATGTGATTTTAGCCATGCGCTTATGCTGATAAGTCGAATTATTCTTGGTAGAAATGATGGTACTTTTACCCCACGAATCGGAAAATAGATCCTGATTGGACGCAGGTACGGCGCATCTCGAAGGATCGGATACACGTCCATCGTCCGTCACTCCACTCGTCCACTCGGCAGAATCGTCGACATAAATTGAGTCGACTCTTCCACACTCCGTGCATACCATCCCTTCCCTGGTGAGTGTCTTATATACAGCGCATTCTTTACATAATCGACTATCTATTGGCTTGATTGTTGGTTTTTGTTGTAAACGGTCACACTGGGACCAAATAGCAGCCAAAGTTTCTGAATCCATTATGAAAGTACACCCTGTTTTTTTATTTTAAATCGGGCGCACTTAGGTCAAAAATTTATTTCGTCCATTTGAAGACGAGCTCTTTCTTCTATGGCGTCCACCATTTGCTTAAATCTAGTGGACCCCGGGCTGCTAGGCTGCCATTCGTTCCACTGCCTGTCAATAGTTGCGTGATCGGGAGGGAGTTCTATGCTTTCTATCTCACTATCAGACACTATAAAATTACCCATACTACTTACATCGTCGTCTGATTCGTCGTATAATACACTTTCTACTTCACTGTCCTGTTCGTTGGTTATTACGTACATTCTATCTGCATCATTTATACAAGTAAATATAGTATCTCCGCCTGTGTGGTGTTCTAAAATACTATCTCCCCTGATAAGATTCGTTTCCTCGTCGAGAGTATACACGGGGGCGCCTTTATATGAGAAAGATGACTCAGAATAGTACCGTAGTATAAGATAATCATCGCAATTCTCATCTACTTTCGCATACTGTTCATCTTCTACCTCGTCAATATTCACTAAAACTTTGAGTAAATCCCCAGGCTGAATTTCGGAAAAATCGATTTCAGAAAACTGTATCATCGTTTAAAGATTTCGGACAAAAATATTGTAGGCTAATAACACACGATATGGGGGTTGAGATTTTTTCAAAGCCGGACTGTAAATACTGTACTTACGCGGAAAACATGTGCAAGGATTTAAACCTGGACTACAAGAAGCTTCTCGTCGAGAAAGATGAACTCAAAGAGCGTTGCGGTCCCCGGGCTGTTACGTATCCACAGGTAAAGATCAATGGCGAACTCATCGGAGATTACTTTGCTTTTCAGGAGTACTTGGAGGAAGCTGAGCCGATGCTCCTACCTACCATGAACAGGTTCACAGTGTTCCCTATTGAACACGAGAATCTTTGGGCTCTTTACAAAAAGGCTCAGATGTCCAACTGGACAGCTGAAGAAGTTGACGTGAGTGCCGACATGGAAGACTGGAAGTCTCTTACTGATAACGAGAAGCACTTTATCAAATACATTCTTGCATTTTTCGCTGGTTCAGACGGTATCGTTTTTGAAAATATCAACAACAATTTTGCAGATGAGGTACAACTTACCGAAGCGCGATCATTTTACGCGTATCAGGTGCACAATGAAATGGTTCATGGGGAAACATATAGTAAACTCATCGATAAGTACATCCGAGATAGTGCGGAGAAAAAGAAACTATTCGAAGCTATCACCACTATTGATCCTATAAAAAAGAAAGCAGAGTGGGCTATGAAATGGTTTGACAATTCACGCCCCTTTGCCGAGCGCTTATTGGCGTTCGCGTGTGTCGAAGGTATATTCTTCTCAGGCAGCTTCTGCGCCATCTTCTGGCTCAAGAAGCGTGGGCTCATGCCCGGCCTGTGCTTTAGCAATGAGCTTATCAGTCGCGACGAAGGCCTTCATCTCGACTTTGCCATTGAACTATTCAAAATGCTCCAAAATAAGCCATCACAAGACACTATCCACGAGATCGTGCGTGAAGCGGTTGAAATCGAGAAGGGGTTCATCATTGAAGCCCTCCCGTGCAGTTTGATAGGCATGAATGCCGAAAAGATGTCCGATTACATCGAGTACGTGTCGGATAGACTTTTGAAACAAGCGGGGTTCGATAAAATCTGGAACACACAAAATCCCTTTGATTTTATGGAAAATATTTCCCTAGATGGTAAGACTAATTTTTTCGAAAAGAGAGTCGGCGACTATGGTAAAATAGACGAAACGACTGACTTAGCGTTTGACGAAGATTTTTAATTGACGATAGGTCGACTGCCATCGGCGCACGACACGCTCAATCTACCAGCTCCAAATTCAATGGAAGCGGGAGCATCCACGTCTTCGTTAATATCCATAGGTGAGAAAACCATACCGGTATCATATAAACCGATAGGAGCCTCAGCCATGCCTGGTAAAGGAGATTCAACCTCTGCCATGCGCGGCGGTGCCATAGGCATCATAGAAACATCCTCGTCCTCTTCCTCCATCACAGGCTCCTCCACGGGCTCAACCTCTTCCATGGGAACCTCCTCTTCAGGCTCCTCCTCTTCGGGCTCCACCTCGGGAGCGGGCTCCTCGTCGGGACCCTTAACCTCGAAACCCTCGTATTTTATATTCATCATACCCCACGTCACGAACATGAACACCACGGTGTGTAAAAGTAAACCGGAGGAAGAGGGGCAGCCGGTAGGACCCGACACCCACTTTCCAAGAATACGGCGCATAAGCCGGTACATGCTGGGATTGGCGATGATGAAGAAGGTGAGAGCCGCCATGAAAGAAATGGCAAGCTTCTTCTCCTGCTTTTTACCGTCGCAACCACATCCACAATCTTTGAAGATACCCATCGTAATATTAATATATTCTGAGAAAAAAAACTTACTTAAAGTTTGATCGCGTATATCAAATACAACCAACCAACAATGTCCACTATGATTCAGCGTTATGAGCAATTTGATCCCTCCACCGTCGTTCTCTCCAACATGAAGAAGAACAAGAATGGTGGGAAGACCGTATACATTAACGCGCAAGGCAACAAGAAGCTTTACCTTCAGCTTCCTTTCATGAGATCTCCCTTCGGCCTGAGTGCTTTCACTGACGAGGCTACTAACAAAACTTCTTATTCACTCGATCTTTCCTTCGATCGCGACAACGAGGATGCCGTTTCTCTCATGGAGAAGCTGACGCAGCTCGACCAGACGATCATCGAGACTGTCGCCAAGAACTCTAAGGAGTGGCTCGGCAAGGCGTACAACATCGATGTCATTCGCGAGGCGCTTTACAAGCCCCTCGTTCGCCCTGGCAAGGATGACTACCCTTCCACGCTCAAGCTTAAGGTCATGACCAAGCCTACTGGTGAGTTCCTCGCCGAGGCGTATGATATGCAGCAGAAGGCGATGACCGTTGACGGTATTGAGAAGGGTCAGCGATGCATGTGTATCGTTGACTTCAACCAGATCTGGTTTATCGACAACAAGTTTGGAGTGAGTGTACGCCTTTCTCAGGTTCTCTGCGAGAAGTCTCAGAAGCTTCCTTCTTTCGCCTTCCAGGGTGTCGAGGGGCTTGCCGGCTCTGGTAGTGAGGACGATGCCTCTGTGGACGAGGATGAGTGTGAAATTGATGAGTAATTAAAGCTTTGAAAACAAATAAAAATATGAAACTCGAGAATCAACTCATCGACCGCCTTAATATTGGTAAAAGTCGATACGGACATGGTGTTCGAGTAGATTCAGATACGACGAAGTGGGGTACTCCCGCTAATTCGTGGGTAGAAATGGCACGTGAAGAGTTATTAGATGCTATCATTTACATAGTAGCTGATTACATTCGCAATCACGAGGATCCACGTGTCATTTCTGAGCCGGACGATAACGAACGTATTTTGGAATACGCGAATAACATAGAACGTATAAAAAATCCTTTACATAAATTACAAGTCTGGAATCTTACTAACTTACTACACTCTCAACTCTTCACAGGCGATCAACGAACTTCCTGATCTTGTCGTAATCATCGTCACATCCGTACACGGATTGCGTAAAAAACATCGTCATCTCAGCCATCCTATACGACAAGTGTGTATCACGATACTTGTCGTATATATCAGCTAAGTCAGGAGTATTGTCGTCACACCACTCGATAAGATCTCGATCGGTCATGTCACGATGGAGCCCCCGCTCAATAAATTCCATAACGTCGTCAGTCATTTCCATTTTTACTTGCATTCTACTCTATTCACTTCAACTTAGGTTTATCTTGCCTTTTTCGCAGCTTTTTTCGCAGCTTTCTCAGCCCGTCTCGCATTCGCTTTAATGATTGCAGCTGCAGTCATTCCTTTTTCTCTAAACGTGTTATTCCTTTGCTGCGCCATTCTACCTCCCAGTCTTCCAGTCGCTTCAGCGGCCTTACGAGCAGCGACGCGCCGTTCTACATTAGTCATTGGTTTACCGAGTTTATTTTTAGCAGCAGCAGCTTGCACACCCAGCTTCATTACCGTTGGACCCTGTGCAGGTTTCATCTGAGAAGCCATACGCGCAGGTCGAATTATCTTATTCTTTGTGATGTTCTTGAGAGAAGGTTTCGCACGTTTTAACGTCATGTTAAATGCGGCACTGGACTTAGTGTTCTTCGGCATCTTATTATTCGAGAACTCGGGGTTGTTATACTTTGTCATCTTATTCAGGCTAGCCTTTATCCGCCGCGCGTTGTATCTGTTTCTAGCCTCTTCTATTTTCTCATTTATTCTCGCAACGTTCAATATCGCGGCATTTTGATTAGTACCCTTAGTAGACTGTGTTTGATCGATCCGAGGACGCATGACTTCTTTTTTCAGAGCCTGCAACGAGTCTGGAAGTGGCCAGCGACTATACTCCTTTCTCACGTTAGGATTCTGTTCATTTTGGAGAAGCTTCTTTTTGAGTTCGAATTTAGCGTTGAACATCTTTTTTAACTTCGCACGCTTAACAGCCGTATTGCCTTCCTCGTCCACCCTCTTTAACCAGTCTCTTTCATATCTCCCAGTTTCGACACGCTTACCACTGAAACCGGGAATCTTCTGACCGGCCATCACGTTTACACCCGAAATGTGCTTTTTCAGGATATCTTTGCCCATGCTACTACCACCCATACTCTTACGCACCTGTCCGCCCTTGAACGCGGCTTGAATTTTAGTCGCGGCGTTCTTCTCACGCTTCAATTTTTCTAAGTGCTCATTTAACGCCTTATTCTGACCTTGAAGCTTCCGCAACGCCTCTTGCACACCATTAACCGTTCTCGCATCAAACGATTCATTTTTACCTGGTTTGTTCCAATAGTTAAATTCTTGTCGCGTCAGAAACAGTCCGGCACGATCTGCCTCCAACACCTTTAGACTATAAGCGATGCGCGCGTTAATGAGTTCTTTATTAGCAGCTTTTTTGGCTGCAAGATTTTTAGCAGCTTTTTTGGCTGCAAGATTGTTAGCAGCTTTTTTGGCTGCAAGATTGTTAGCAGCTTTTTTGGCTGCAAGATTGTTAGCAGCTTTCTTCGATACCCTACCTTGTACCTTGAGCTCCAATAGGGCTTCTAAGCTAGCTTTATCCTGTTCAAGATTTTTAGTACTTTTCATGTATTTATTGAGAAGGGCCCCCTTCGTTTCTGGCCATTTTTTGCTTCCTAATCTATTATTGTAGCTGTTCAGTAGTTTTGTTATCTCCTTTTTCCTCTGACCAGTCGTCTTCTCCGCACGAATCTTAGTCATGCTATTTAACTCAGCCTTGATTACCTTATCATTTGTAATAGTATTCGCGTATTTCTTGAACAATTCATTTTTCTTTCCTGGCCAAGACGGGTCACCTAATCTATTATTGTAGCTGTTCAGTAATTTCGTTAAGTCTTGTTTGTATGCTTTCATTTCAGCCGCCTTCTCGAGTGCAGCATTGCGACCCGGGCATTGACTGAGGAATGGATTAGATGCGCATTCTTTTTTTATTCTGTTTTCTTTCGCCCTCTTCTCTGTGATGATCGTCTTCATCTTGTTAAGCCTCTCTCGCAACCGCTCCTTCGCCTTGGACGCGTTCTGTGCTTTTTTTATGCTTTCTATTACACTGCCCTTCTG